GTTCTCTGAACCTAGTAATGTTATTCTGCTGCCATTCGGCAAATCCACACGCAACTCTGTTTCGTTAAATTTTGTATAAGGTATCTTTGCTGTAAATTGTTTCATATAATCCCATGCAATAGACTTTGCTTGTTTGAAGGTGGGTGCTATATAGGCATACCTAGGGTTCTTGTTTTTGGACAGCAATGCTGACCTAATTAGATGATTAATCATACACACTGTTTTGCCAAACCTTCTATGACAAACTAATACATTCCATCTGTTTTCTGATATTTTTTTATGTAGATATGCTTGGTGCTTTCTAGGTGTGTAGGGTATTTTAATATCCATATCTAGTGTATCTTTTTGCTAGGGAAAACTTCGTGCATACTATCTACAGGTTCAAAGTCAAAGCCAATGCAAAGCATAGCATAAGTAATAAATAACTGCGAAGCTAATTCATTAGGAAAACCAACAAACTTAATTATGACATCATTGTTGTTTTTATCAACATAAGCAACTGATTCTACATCTTCTAGGTCAAAAGGCTTCATATACTATATCTAGTTTATTATTGGTGGTCTGGCAAGATGAAGATGTGGGTGTGTATAAGGGTGTCCTCGAGTCCCATTTATATATACGTATAGTTTGGCGTGTCGTTTTTGGGGTGTACCCACCCTTGCAAAAATAAAAAAATGTCTTTGATCCTACAATAATTATACAAAAAAGGGTTTCGATAATAGAAAGTTATTGGTAATGATTTAATTTTTAAAGAGAATAGATAGGTCAATATTGTTGACCGATTATATAACGCTAAAGCCAGGCGTGGCAGCGTGTAAAAGAATTGCAACTATTACTACTAATTATATTATCAATTATTATTCCAGGATCGCACAAAAAAAACCCACCAATAAAATTAATTATCAGTGGGTTAAATTGTTTATTATTATTTAATTAAACTTTGATTGTACTTTTTTCCTCCATTCACTTGCAAATGATTTCTCTTTAATTGGTGTAAGTTTATCAAATACAGTTTTTTTCATATCATAATAATATGGTCCTACTGTTTCATCCATTATTTTGATAAACACTTCCTTGTTTAAATAGTCATATCTAATTAAACCAATTACAGCTATTACTTGATCCTTATATTTACATGCAGAATATATTGCATATTCTTTACCTTCAACATGCTCAACATTAAAATCAATAATTGGTAATGACATATCCATTTTAAACGCATCAACCACTGATGGTTTTTTATTGTATTGAACTGATATAGCACCCATTTGTTTACCTCTTTGTTTATTTGTTTAATCTCTTTATATATCCAATTTATATAATTACAAGTATTATTTTTAATTAAATTACTTTAGAATTATTCTAAACTACATACTGTTGCATAAATATCACACATAAAAAAAATATACTTTTTGGATTGACAATAATAATTAATTATACTAAATGGTTATTTGTGGTTAAGTTGATAAATGTACATACAATTATTGTTGATCATTTTACATATTTAACCACAACAAAAAATGAAAGAGGAAACAATGACAAAAGAAGAGGCAATAAAAAGACTAAAAGAAGAAATAAAAAAAGGCGATACTTTATGGACACAATTAAACCATGTTTCGAGAAGTGGAATGATGCGTCATATATCAGTAAGACAAATCAAAAAAGATTACCCTCTTGATTGGACAAGATTGGTTTCAATTGCTCTTGATTGGAAAGAGGGTAAAAATCGTTTAGGTGGATATAATGGTATCAAAGTTGGTGGTTGTGGAATGGATATGGGTTTTCATCTTGTCTATACATTATCAAAAGTTTTATATGATGACGGCTACGCAATTAAACATAGTTGGTTATAATGATTAAAAACATTTTAAACTTTTTGGATTATGTTTTATTCCTGGGTATGTTCTATATAATATATCTAGGTTTAAAACATGGACCACAAATAGAACAATTAATAATTGAATTGAAGGGGGGTGCGATATGAGAAAATACTACAACAAACTTTATAGATTAAGTGAGATAATAAACTTAATTAATAAAGATATACCTAAATTAAATACTTATAACATAAATAGATTATTTGTAAGAGATAATAATTTATTAGATATATTAAATAAAAATGTAAATTTAGATAATAAAATAATAGCAAAAAAATTATCTAATTATATTTTAAACTAAAAAGGGGGAATAATGAAGTGTTTAGATTGTGGATTTAATGAAGGTACATTGTTAAAAGAATTTGACAATGAGAAGAACTATAGTTGGTATGAGCTATCAGAAATGACAGAAGTTTGTGCTAGTTGTGGAAGTGAAAATATAAAAATAGAAAGCGAGGGGGAATAATGGCAGTAAAGATATTTAAACCATCATTAAGAAAAAAGATAAATTTACCCTTCTATAAAGGGTATATAATTATGAAACCAATAAACTTATTTATGAAAAGATGTCTTGAGTTTATAGGTTTCAAAACTTGGTAGGGGGAATAATGATTATTAAATTATTTGGTAAACAAATAACAATCAATAATAAAAAATGGAAACAGGATCTATTAGCTTGGAGCTTACTATGTAGAACAGAAATAGTAATTGCTATTGCTAGTTTTATTCTTGGAGCTATAATATTTTAAACAAATAGAAAGGGGAAAATATGAGTAATGTAAGTGTAATGAACGAGGAATTTCACGATTGGTTAGATAAATGTCCTGTTCAATGGTTTAGAATAAAAAATGGAAAACATTATAACGATAATGATACATCTTATTATGAAGGTGCAAGTTATATGTTTTTAAAAGATGATGAAGAAGATGATGAATAAACAACTAACACAACAAAATTTAAGGGAGTTAGCAAGATTAACTTTCTTAAATCTTATGAGTGCCAATGGAGTTATGGCAAAAACAATCATAAGAAACTATAAACTGAAGAATACTTCTTATTTCGTAAGAAGTAAGCAAAAACAAGGAAGGGAAAACTATGAAAAAAAAGAAACTTGTTAAAAAAAGAAAACAAAAAGAAAGTGGATTCCAAAAAGCCATGAAGAAAAAATTAAGATCAGAATTTTCTGGTTTGAAATTTAAAAATCGTGGTGATGGAATGACAGAAATATCTTTTAACTAATCTTTACTATCAGGTGGTATATCAGCTACGAAGTTTTTGATGTTTGAGTATCAACATCAACTATATCACCTGATACATCAATCATATCAGGTTCACTTTCCCATTTAATATTGAGTGTTGTATCTTGCTTAACATCTAGTTTTTGTTTTTCTTGGAACATAGAAGATAGTCTTGGACTTAACCATTTTAAAAAGTCTTTTTTTTCTCTTAAAAATAAAAGCTCATTGGGTTCAATAGATGAGGGGTCAGTATCAAAAATCTTTAACATCTTTTCAACAAGTGTCTTAATACCTATCTCTTGAGCTTTCTCGTACTCAGCTTTGAACTTTGGATTTTGCTCTAAATACTTGTAGAAAGTCATCAAGCTGATGCGTAAGTTTCTTGCTACGTCTATGCTTAACTCTCCATCTATTGTAGCTCCGAGTATAGTATTTTGTTCTGTATCGGACAGAATTAGATTTTTGTTCTTGGTCTTGGATATATCTTTTGATTTCGTCATCTGTTTTATTTTTAAAGTTCTTTAAGTTCTTTAACATATTTATCTTGGCTTGAATATCTATGTTATTGTTTCTGTATAACCCCATGTATTTTCTAGTCTTATGATTCCAGGATTTACTAGCTTTATGATAGGTGCAAAGCATACGTCTTGACGTTGGAGTGAAATACCCTTTACACCTACATCTTTTACCTGAGTGCCTTGCGATTGCCTCACATTGTATCTTTATTTTTCCCATGGCTTGATACCATTTTTAATGTAGTATTCTTTCTTTCTTTTATAAGCGAAGTTCTTTTCCTTTGTAATCTTACTCAATTCCCTTTGTATTATCTTGGGATCTACTAAATTTTTTTGACGAGCTAGTTCCTCTTTTCTCTCAATAGCTAGTTTACAATAATAGACATTCTTAGTATCTGATTTAAGTGTTTCGGCAGGGAGGGTAGCGAGATCGTCTAATATATTATCAAGATTACCTCTATTATTACTTATAATTTTATCAATGGTATTATATTGATATGATTCTTCTTCTAATATAGCTCTTTTATTTACATTAGATAGCTCATTATTTACTATCATAGCTTTTTCTTCCTTTAAAAACTTATCATTTATAACATAGGTCTTT